AATGTAGTTGTTCCTGATGTGGCCATAATTCATCCTAATAAATTGGTGTTTTCTTTTTAAATCCTTTTACAGCCAAACCACCTATACTTTTTTTATTTTTTTTCTCTTCTAAATATTTTTTACCTGCTTTATATCCTTGATATGCTTCATAGCCTAAAAGACCTAAGCCAACAATTGCGCCAGGGATACCTACTTTTGGAAATGCTCTAGCTGCTCGTAAAGTAAGTGAAGGTTTACTAGGTTTTTTTGGTTTAAATTCATCAGCGTATGTTTTGGGGTCAACATTTTTAAGAATATCTCTACCTTTTGGCCCTTTTAAAGCCTTTTTATCTTTCTGTATTGTACTAGCTCTTTCATATTTTTCATTTTTTGTGCCTTTAATGTTTGACACTTCTTTTTCAGCATCTTTAAAAAATTTTTCTTTACTTTTCTCAAAATCCTGTTCTAATTTTCTTTTTTTAAACTCTCTATAAGGAACAAGCTCACCATTTGATGCCAATATTAAAGAACCCATTTTAACACCCATAGATTCCTCAATTGCCATACCTCGTTTTTTCTCATAGCCAGATAATTGACCATCTTTGTTTAAATCAGCTTTTTTAGGATTTTTTAATTGTTTTTTCATAACTAAAGTATACCCTCATAGTAGGTTTCTATCAACATCCCCTTGCTTGCAAAGGTTTTTACATTAGTAGGTTTACCACCCACTCCTTGAGCTTTTGCTCTTTTTCTTTTCACCGCACTTCGTTTTTGTGATTCTGACATTCTTGCTGCTTTTGAAGCAGGAACACATTTTGGATATTTTCGTTTAGATCCACTTGCTTTTTTTCGCCCACACTTTTGATGTTTACCACCTTTTTTGGGTGCACCAATGTCAACCCAATTTTCAGAAAACCACTTCTTTAAACCCATTACTTTAATAAATCTTTATAATAAGAAGATGCAGAAGGATTACTTAATGTATCACCATCAACATCAACAGACACTGGTGAACCCATAACATTGTGACCACCAACCATACCCATACCTGCAATTTTTTTGTAGTTTATACCACCATCATCAAATTTTGGCATAGCATCCATAAGTTCTTCTACATCACTTGTATTAAGTCCTCTTTTGGATGGTGTATAATTTTTTTGCTTTTTCAAACTGGCTTTCTTTTTTAACAAGTCCCTTCTTCTGACATAACGCCCCTGACCTGGTGCCCCTGCTGGTTTTCCTTGGAAAGCTCTACTTTTTCTATCTTTGTCTAGTTGCCTTTCCAGTCTTTCTACTTCTATTTCATTCATAAACTTGCCCTCATTAGCAGATGCAGGTTTAGGTCCTTTAAAATCTTTTCGTTTTACACCACTTGGGTCTTTAATTTTACCTGCACAAATCTTTGATGCATATGCATTTGCATAGGCGGAAGGATATACCTTAAATTTTCTTTTAGCTGCTGCTTTTCCTCTAGGACATAGTTTTGTCATATTTGTAACCCCATCTATTCTCAGACAAATCCCAAACTCGTTTAGTTTCCTTTGGAATACGTACAAGAAAATTGTTAAATTTTATTATGTTTTTAGTTATCTGCATCTTTAAATGTTCTTATAATATCAATTTTATGTTCGTTAGTTGATACAATATCTACCTGTTTGTCTATCTCGTCTATGATGTTTGGATGTTCTCCTATGCCAACAGAACTATTTAAGTAAATTTTTATAGTTGCATTAGCCTTTTCAATATTCGCATCATAAACTTTTACTAAAGCATTTATAATATCATCTTTCATTATCTTAACACCTTTTTTTTCTTCTTTCTAGTCTTTGCATACTTGCGCTTTTGTGGACCTTTAGTAATTTGTTGCCGCATCTGACTTCTGCCTATTGCCATGGTATGTACCTCGTTTTGCCTTTAGCATCTTTATAAGCTTTTAAAAACTGTTTACGACAATCATCAGTGTATGAAACGTGGACCCATCCACTATTCGGACCTTCAGATTCTTTGTAAAATTCTAATATTAGCTGATCATATTTAATATTGTTATGAATCCAACGAGAAAGTTTTTTGTTGTCTACACCAAAAATTTCTATGTCAGCA